CACCCTCGATACGGCCGCTCCGATCAAGACCTTGCTCAACGACCTCCTCGACAAGATAGCGCTAGTCGAAGACGACAAGGGTCACGAGCACGGATCCGACGGGAAATTCGTTTCGAAAGGCGAAGGCGGCGAGGCTCAACAAAAGTCAGAGTCCCCTAAACAGAAAGCTGAAAACTCTAAACAGACAGGCACGACCGAGACCCAAGCGGACTATAAACCCGATGGAGTCCACGTCCGGCCCGGTGGGTTCCTCGAGCGGAACAAAGTCGGGGAGCCAGTGTCGAAACCGATCGGTTCGCTTCATGCCGACTTCGACCGGCTCCCTCACCTTGACCAGGAGCACTATGACCGTCTCAACTCGCACTATAAGGCGGCGATGAAGGTCGACACGGCGCTCGAGGTCAAGACGGGACCAGAGCAGAAGGGAGAAAAGCTCGAGCGGGTCACGGACGCGGACACTCCGGAGATCATGCGGCTCCGAAAAGCTCAAGCCCAGTTCCGCGAGGATTTCAAGAAAGCGACCGGCCTCGATGACACGAGCCATGTCGCGACACCAGAACGCGAGGCGCTCCGGAACTCGATCGCTCGAGACTTGTTCGGGAAAGGGGCCGCCAAGCAAGAAAAGAAGGCCTACCTCATCTCCGGCCCTCCCGGATCCGGGAAGTCGTCCGCGATCAAGTCGCTCGGCCTCCTCGACCCCGAGAAGTTCGGAGGCATGGAGATCGACTCAGACTACGCGAAGTCGCTCCTCCCTGAGTTCAACGCCGGACGCTCGGCCGACCTGGTCCATGAGGAGGCGGCCGACATCGCGGAGAGAGTGCTCCAACACGCGATCTCCGGAGGCCATAACATCGTCCATCCGATCGTCGGGAAGTCGGTCGAAGGCCTCGAGCGGAACATCAAGAAGCTCAAGGAGGCGGGCTACCAAGTCGTCGTCCATAACATCGAGATGGAGACGGAGAGGTCAGTCGAGTCAGTCGCCGCGCGGTTCCACCGAAATGGCCGGTTCGTCCCGCCGGAGTACGCTCAAAGCGTCGACCACAAACCCTCGCGAGCTCACTCGATGGTAGCCGAGGCGATGAAAGACTATCCCGGGGTCTCCTTCACCCAGCAACACGCGGACGAGCTCCGAAAGAAGTAGGTCAACAAAAGCGAGGCCTCCCCTTTCGGAGAGGCCTCGAAGCTCAGAGGTTCAAGGCTTAGTCGGTATAGACGTCGTCCGGCTCGATGAGTCCGACGGGATCCGTCTTCGCTTTCTCAAACGACTCTTTCATGTCATCCGGGATCGGTGGATCCTTCGGGTCGAGCGGAGGAGTCTTGATGAACCGATCGACATCTTCATTTTTTGGTTTGTCGCTCAATTATCTGTCCTCCGTTTATATTGTTCCATCGTTGGGAGATAAATCAAGGCCCTTAGTTCCCGAGGAGTCCAGTTCCGGCGAGGAGGACGGTCATATCGCAGTCTCCCGCGAACCCGTCGACCTGTCCCTTTTCGGAGTATTGCCATCCCCAAGTCTGAGCGAACCCTCGCATTTGAACCGGGGCGACGTCCTTGAACACGTCGACCGAGAACTCCCTCGAGTCGTTGAACGGGTAGCGGGCCGCGATGCAACGGACGTTAGAGAGCGTGACGTCGAGGTTCGGGTCATAAGCGTTCTCGTTCCACCAAAGAGCCGGGGAATAGACGACGACGCTCGCATAGCCGTAATCGTTGAGGTTCTCGATCGCGGCCCGGATCCTCGAGGCTCGGCCTTCCGGAGTGCGTTGAAGCCACAAGTCGGATCCACCGAGGAGCGTCGGCTCGATGTCGAGCATGACCCCGAGATCCGGGTCGATGTTGACAGATTGGATGACGTTGTGGAAAGCGTCGACTTGAGCGGCCGCCGGGATCGAGGCCTCGGGCCTGAGCCAATGGTAACACCCGATCTTGACCCCTGCTTTCGTCATCGCATCCGCGTTTTGAAGGACGAAGGATCCCCAAGTGGTTGTCCCTTCGGAAGCTTTCAGATATGCGCCGGTGATCCCTGCTCCGGCGACTTTCTCCCAATCGGGGAAACCGTCTTGATGGTAGAGGTCGATGATCGTGTTCATCAACCGCGGTTGTACCCTTTGGGATAGAATCGGCTCCATGGCCTCACTCATCAAAGAACCCGCGACGATCGCCGCCTTGAGCGCTAGCACGGTCGCGACGGCCGCCGGAGTGCATGTCGACGCGGTCAACGGTTACCGGGCCGGGATCCCGTCTTGGAGGCTCGAGGAGCATGGAGTGATCGCTAGCCTCGCCTCATACCTCGGGGTCGACGCTCAGATCATCCGCGCGAAAGTCCATCAAGCCAAAATACAGGCGACCCAAAACCGGGGTCACGGTACTGGGTCGCCTTTGGGTTCGCTCGGAGGGTCGAGGATCCCGTTCCGTCAGGTTACACGGTCTTAGGTTTTCTCCCTCGTTTGTGCTCAGGGAGGACGACGACCGGGCTAGGGATGGCCCATCCTCCGGGGAGTTTGGTCGCTCCCTGGATCCGGTTGATGTCGCATAGTCGGCGAATTCTCCTCGCGCTCACGGGCCTACCGTTCTCGGTGAGCTCCTCGGCCGCGGCGATCGGGTCGATGATCTTGGTGCTCATGGTTCGCTCCTTTATACCATACTTGGCACGGTTTAGGCGGCCTCAAACTTCGCTTTCGCGGTCAAGTCCTGAGATTGGTGCATCGCGTAGGAGTAGTAGCCTTTCCCGATGATCACGTGGTCGATGATCTCGATCCCCATCATGTGAGCGGAGGCGGCCAACCGGCGGGTCAAGATCGTGTCGTCAGCGCTCGGGATCGTCGTCCCGCTCGGATGGTTGTGAGCGACGATCATGCGAGCGATCCCTTTCGCGACGGCCTCCTCAAGACCTGAGCGGGGTTCACGATGCAGGAGTCGACGTCTCCGCGGTGGACTAACTCCTGATAGACGACCTCGAGTTGAGTGTTCAGCCCGATCGCGACGAAGTTCTCGACGGGCTCATGGCTCATCCAATCCAAGTAAGATCGGACGGCATCGCCGGAGTTCAGGGACGGGGCCTTCTCGCGAACCATAGCGGGAGGATCCGTGGGGCGATAGTTGACGGGAGCAGTCTTCTTTCTCATCTTTCTCCTTACGACTATAATATACCACACTCGGTACACAAAAAGAATAGGCCCGGATCTCGATCCGGGCCTATTGGGTGAGTCAGCTACTTACCGGCGGTTTGTTTGTCGTCCGGAGTATCCGGGAGCGGAGACCCATGTCCCGGCGGCCTTCCGGTCGTCTTCCGTTCGCAGGTACACGGCCCAAGCGAGGACGTCCCGTTTCCGCGCGTCGGGTTCGTCCATCAACATCGATCCGAGGGTCTTAGCGTCGTGGCTTTCGGCTAACTTGGCGGCCGTCGAGCGTTCTCGAGCGTTGAGGTTAGTCACCGTCGTACCCTTGATCGATGAGATCTCTAGCGAACTTGACCGCGCTATCGCGATCTTGGTACCAAAAGGTGCTTACGGCTCCGTCCAAGTCGATTGCGATCACTTCATACCCTCCTTCGGGTCGACGTGACGGACACCAAGTACACCAGCGCTTAGGCGGGTCGGCGACGACTTCGAATCCCGCAACGGTCAGATCTCGAACGTACCTGACGTGGCCATAATACGGCCAACCGACCATTGGGTTCCCGTCGCGATCGGTCGTCAACGTCAAGCGCAACGTTTTCGCGACGGCCTCGGCCTGATCTCCGCTGACTTCAAAGAAGTCGCCTTTTCTGATTGGTTGGATGGTGGTTTTCACTTTGCCTCCTGAGCGGTCAATCTGGTCAAGGGAGTCCCGCTTGGAGCGGTTCCGGGTTTGTCGCTGACGGAGCTCACGCAGACCATACCGATGAACTTGCCTCCCAAGGTTTCAACGTAACATTGGCCCATCGTGCCATTTTTGGGACATCCGTAGGGTTGAACGATCCGGACGACGGTCTCAGCCTCGAGACCCTTGGGGCCGTGGATCAAGTCCATCAAACCCAACGGTCGGTAAACCCTGACGCTTCCGGTTCTCGGTGCTTTTCTCATTTTCACTTTCCTTCCCTCTCGGGACATATATAATGTACCACACTCGGTATAGAAAAGCAAGAGGCCCGGGAAACTTTCCCGGGCCTCTTGGAATCGAATTGGTCAATCTGGGTCGGCTACTAGTCCCCGTCCTTGGTAGGTTAATTGTTGGTTGTATCCGGGATGGATATAGACCACTTGGGGATCGTGGTCGCCATAGTCCATGTCCATCACGAATTGAGAGACGAAGACATGACCGTAGATCGCCGTGTACTCGACGCCGTGTCGTGGGTCGACCGTCCGAACAACGGCGGTCGGGGCTCCGTCGCTCGCCATTTTGTTTTCGATCGCTTCGGCGAGGGTTTTGTAGGTTTTCCGGTTTCGGATCATCGTCTTGGTTCTCCTTACGTGCTTAATATACCACACTCGGAATAGAAAAGCAAGGAGCAATAAAAAAGATTGCTCCTTGCTTTCATGGTTTCAGCGTTCCCCAAGTACGTCGAGGCACTTGAGACACTTGGGCCAAGTCGGTTTGTATGTCAAATTGTCGTCACTGAGCACGACGAGCGCTTTCGGGTCGCGACACGCGGTTCTCCGCTTTCCGTTGATCTTGACGACGGCATGAGCCTTGAGGCCCTTGACCGAAGGGTTACCCTTTTCCCAACCGAGGAGCTCCATCAAACCCTCCCGTAGATCCGGTAAACCGATTGGTAGCGGGACACGAGACACGTCTTTTTCTCGACCACGTCGACCGATTCGATGCACGTGACCTTGTCGCGGCCGAGTACTCGGTTGAGTGCCATGACCCAACGGCTAGCGGAGTCCCTCGAGACGCACGTGACGACGACTTGATGACCGTAACACTCGATGCGCTTCTTGGGGATCGGGAGTTTCTTGAGCAGGGTTTCGAACTTTTCCATAGCTTTTCCTTGGTGGTCGGTCAAACCATCTCTCCGTCTGGGATGAAGGTTTGAGGGAAAGGTCGGATCAGTCCCCTCTCGAGATCTGATCGGCTGATCATGTGCCAACCGTCGCTCCACTTCACACAATAGCCCGTCTCGGTGCCCTCGTGATAATGCAGGTTGTTCCTATCGAAAACGACCCTGAGAAGTTGGATCTCTTGGACTCGGCTCATCTTCACTTTGCTTTCTCCTTCCCTCTCGGGACAACTATAATATACCACACTCGGAATAGAAAAGCAATAGGCCCGGGAAACTTTCCCGGGCCTATTGCTTTTCTATTCCGAGTGTTAGGCGAACATGCCTATTCCTTCCAACTCGTAATCGCAGACCTCCTCGTATCCGCAATCAGCAGAACAGCCAATCACGTACCCGTAGGGGCCGTCTTCCAAGACTCTCATGGGAGTCGCGTCACCGTAATTCTCGGCGCAATCGGGGCAATAGCCCGCGTCGGCGATCTGGTCATAGAGCTCGGCGGAGATGTCATAGACCCTGTTCCCGGCCTTGGTTTCGATCCTAGGGGATCGCCGAACCTGATAGAGCAGACCTCCGCGACCCTTCATGATCTCAGTTTTCAGGTTCATTTTGCGTCTCATTTTTTCTTTCTCCTTCCCTCTCGGGACAATTATAATATACCACACTCGGAATAGAAAAGCAAGGTCAAGAAAAAAATGCGCTGAATTTTCTGAGGGTACGATTCTCATCGATGTCGTCAGCCCCAAAACAGAGTTTCGAATTGTCCATTTATGCGCCGGAAGGGTGCGGCGAGGTCGTCGTCGCATCGGCCTCGAGAGTCAAGTCCGGGATCGAGAGGATGAGGCAGGGAGCCAAGGACGCGCGAAAGAAAGCTAACGACCTCGGCCGAGCGAAACCGAAACCCGAAGACGTCAAAGCGGTCAAGGCTCAGATAGACGGGTACATTGCCGAGGCGGACTCCCTCGAGGCGGCCGCGGCGAGGCTCGAGGACGCGGACGTCAGGCTCAGGGAAAAGCTATCCGGAAAATTGACCACGGTCTCGATCCCCTTCCGTCCCTACACCGACGGAGAAAAGCAGGACGCGCGGGCCGAGGCGACTCAATACGTCGACGGAGCTCCTCGAATCGACATCGACACTTACCACCGGATCCTCACGGCCGCATGTACCGGGATCGGGATGGACGAGCTCCGGAACATGCCACCGGCCCGACGGGAGGCGATCACCAGGGAAGTCATCGAGCGATCGGAGCCGGATCCCGCGAGGCTCGATTTTTTATCCTGATCGCTTCTTTCTTGGGGCAAGGTAAGGCCGTCGACGGAGACGCGATTCAGCCCGAGGTCGAGTTAATGCTCGATTTTCTGCAAGGGAGAAGTGCTATAAACTTCAGCGAGATGCCACACAAAAAGGCCGAGGCCCTCCGGAGGATGCTCTTTGAGTTTCAATCCGCTTTCAGCCAGCGGCCAATAGGTGAGGCGGAGTGAACCCATGGACAGCATCTTCGGACTCGTCGCCGCGCTCATGATGATCGCCTTTATGTTGGTGATCGTCGGGGTAGGTCAAAACATCGCCACGGCCAACAAACACCCAAAACCACCGACGTCAAGCCAACCTCCGGACGTCAAGAAAAGCTAGATGAGGATAGCTCCCGCGTTTGCGGCCGACGCCCTAGCTCGAGACAAGTTCGGCCGAGTCGCCGTCGAGCTCCCTCGGTACGCGGACATAGAAGATCGCTTCGCCGGTGAATCGAGGTCGATCGTCTCCGAGTTCATGAGAGGATCCCTTGACCGGCGGTCAGCCATGACGGCGATGAGGGAGAAGATGCAAGCGGCCGAGACCGAGGCTTTCGTCGCCGGTCGACGCGCTCGAGGGAATAACTCTTGGGAGATCACCGAGGCGGAGGCGGCGATGCTCAACGGGAGGAACTCGAGGAACATGAAGTACTTCGGCCGGTTCCTCGACCAGATAGCCGACGGACACCTCGACAAACCTGGGTCGATGCCCGCGATGAAACGGGCCAAGCTTTATGCGAGCTCCCTATGGTCGATCTACAACCGCGGCGACGTCACCGATTGGGCCGAGCCTGAGAACCAAAACGCCCGGTACATGTGGGTTCTCGACGTCGAGGCCGAACACTGTCACTCACGGAACGGGATGGTCGGATGTCTCGAGCGGGCCCGTCAGTCTCGGGATCAAGACGGGTTCACTTGGGACGAGCTCATCGAGCTCGGTTTTCCCGGGGAAAACACCCCTTGTATGGTGAATTGCCGGTGTCACGTCCAAACGATCAAGGGGCCAAGGATGGTCGCGACCACTCAGACGGATCCGGCGGAGACTCCGGAGAAGGGGCTCGAACAGTTCATCGAGGCGATGGGTTCAGGGATGAAGGCGAGGATCCCGGCCGCCGGAGTCCCGAGCGTCGGGGTCACGTCGACCAGGCTCCTCGAGGTCTTGCAAGACGCCGGGAGCTCGATGGACGAAGTCGCGCGTCGGCTCCCTCAGATACCCAACGTCCTCGCCTATCCCGCGATCGTCTCCCAACCGACCGAAGACTCGAGGCTCTACATCGGCCAAGGGATGACGGTCAAAGTCGGACGGGATTCGAGAGGCCTTTGGGAGATCCTTTCCGTGCTCCTCGGTGTCCCTGACCTCACAAACCCGATGTTTGAGAGTGGGTTCAACCCTCGCATGTTCTAGGTAAGGTTGCTCGCGTGGGTTCTTTTTCGCTAGTCGTTCCATGCGCCGGACTGTTCAGGCATAACGAGCGACTATGGCCTCAAATAAAGTCGGCGATGCTCGACCACGACGTTGAGCTCCTCATCATCAACGATAAGCCGTTCGCTCCGCGATTGCTCGCGCTCCTCGCCTCCCTCGATCTCCACTTCAAAGCGGTCAAGGCCTCGAGTAACCGGATCGGAGAGATGATGGCGGTCGGAGTGTCGGCCGCGAGCAAGGAGACTTGTGTTTGGATGCACGACGACGTCGAGGTCGACCTCGATCTCCTGTTTAAGCTTGGTTCCAAAATGGCGGCCGTCCCGATCGTGAAGGGGTCTCACAACCGAGACCAAGCAAGCGGAGGAACCTGGACAACGAGGCCGGTCGACCGTTGCATGATGGTCTTTGACACCGAGACGGTCAAGAAACAGGCCGGTCGACTTTGCGGGTTTGAGATCGACGGGTACCAAGTCGCGGCTCAACGGATCCTCGCCGAGGCCGGGGTCTTTCCCGAGATCCTTCCGCTCATCGCGAGCCATGAAGGCTCGGCTACCCTTTGCAACGTTTCCGACCGTGATTACCAGGACGCTTTCAAGAGGGACATGGAGGCGCTCGCTCGAGTTTGCGGAGTCCACATGGAGCATGGCCAACGTCCGGCGATCTCGAGGATCCTGCCCTTCCCTCGAAAGGACGTCCATATCCTGAGCGGAGAGGTCGACCCGCTCGATGAGATCAACCAAGTCGACGCGAAGTCTTTCGTCTGGAAACGGGAAGTCTACGGCCGCGTGACGATGGGGGACAGTTATTCGATCCCTCCGCTCATGGACACCTACGTCATGGCACTCCCTGACGGGACGGGGATCGGTGACGCGATCATGCACGGTTCGGCCGTCGACCACTTCAAACGGCTCTATCCTCACATCAAGACAATCTGTTACATCGTCAAAGGCGGCCCGTCGGTCGTTTGTCAAAGGATGCCGTGTTTTGATCAAGTGGTCGAGCTCTATCAGACTCAGGAGATCCCGTCAAACGCTCGGACATGGAACATCGCGAACGGAGTCGAGGGGACGGCCGATCACGGGTTCTTTGAGCTCGGAATCGACAACATCCCGATACAAGAGAGGATGCTCCCGGTCATCAAACCAGGAGGCGAAGACACATCCGACGACCTTGGGGACTTCGCGGTCGGGATCCAACTTAACGGAGGTTGGATCCATAAACGTTACTCCCGCGCGGACGAGCTCGCCGACCTCCTCCATCGAGAGGGTTTCCAACCGGTTTTCTTTTGTACCGACGACGGGATCCGGAGCGACCCTCGTTTTCCTCGGTACGGGGACGGCCCGCTCGATCGGTTCATGCACCAGATCAAGCGGCTCCGTTGCTGGGTCGGGTTTGACTCGGGAGCGAGTTACATCGCGAACGCGGTCGGAACCCCGTCGGTGTGGCTCTATGCGACTCACAACCCGTCCGGGCTGATCGGTTCTTGTGGAGCTCGGACTCCTTACCGGACTATCTGGAAAGACCAACCTCCCCTATGCGCGGCAAGGTACCGGATGTCTTGCCGTCCGTTCGAAGGATGCGCGGTCGACCGACCTGACCGATGCTTTCACCGGAACGGAGGCCCGGGAGCGAACTGTCTCGATGAGATTGAACCGACCGAGATCTTGAAACATGTGACAGAATTGACCGGCCATGCGACAATCGCCTAGGATCCAAGACGCGGCGAACGCGCTGACGGTTTTCCTCAACAACAACGCCGGGGAGATCAACACCAATTTAGCGAACGTGCTTTCACCGGGCAAGAGCGTTGCTCCCGTCACCGTCCTTCCCTACTACACCGACAACATCGATGAGGGGATGACCCCGCTTTTGATGATCGAGTTTGGTTCGATCTCGAGGGAGTGGGAAGCGCTCAACACGGGATCCGGGCCGGTGGGGAAAGCTTATCTCAGCCTCACCATCACGGGGATCATCCAAGGTGAGACGCCGGACGACACGGCCGCCCTCCTTTCCGAGCTCGAGGGGTCTACGGCTGACATCCTTAACCGACATGCGTCGGTATTCAACGCCGGAGCCTGGCAATACTATTTTGAGGAGACGATGCCGGTCAAGGAGTCGTCTTTTGGTCTCAGGTCGCTCAAGACCACTATGATGAGCGCTTTCCAATCGTCGGTAACGATCGCATCGATCAACAACATCTCTCAAGCCAAACAATGAAGGACTCAAAGACAAAAGTCGCCATCACACGGAAGGAAAAGGCTCTCCTCTACCTGATCCGCTCGACCAGAAACGGAGTCATCGAGAAGATCGTCATCCGAGGCGGGGAACCCGAGAACATCACGGCGACGACCCAACGGATCGACCTTCTCAGGGAGGACGAGATCGAAAGGGTTCTAGGAGGAGGAGCCGTCGTCGTAGACATGGGTGACGAGTCCGCTAAGGCCCTTTATGAGCCCTCTAGCGACCCATCTTGACTTTTTCGAAGTTTCGGCTATAATAACGCAATCGCGGGCCGATCGCCGTAAGCGGACGCGGATACAGGGAAACCCCTATGTCCGCTCCATCGAAATACGGCTACTTTAGAGACCCTCACGATCCTCGAGACTTTCTTGTCGACGGGATCCCTTATGGCGCGGCCGAGTTACCTCCGCGCGTTTCCCGGTCAGCCTCGACCGGCCCAGTCTTTGACCAAGGTGACTCCTCCGAGTGTGTAGCCTATTCGGTCGCGGGACTCAAGCGTTACCAAGCTTGGTCAAAGGACAAACAATGGCCTAGCCTCGACGTCGACGGGTTCTACCAGGCCTGTAAGGCGGTCGACGGATCCCCTGACACTCAAGGGACTTTTCCTCGAGCCGCGATGCAAGTCCTCCAACAAACGGGGATCAAGGCGGCTGACGGGACTGTCTATAAAATCGCCTCCTACTCGAGATGCGCGAGCGTCTCGGACATCAAGGTTTCTCTCGCGACCGAGGGGCCGGTCGTCGTCGGCCTCCACATTTACGACGTCGATTGGAACAACCTCACCCCGGGATCCGTCATCCCCGTTCAAGTCCCTCCCCAAGCCGAAGGCCACTGTATCCTTTTTGTCGGATACGACGACCTCCTCGAGGCTTTCCAAGTCCGGAACTCGTGGGGAGCGGATTGGGGTGAAGACGGCCACTGTTGGATCCCGTACAACTACCTGACCCAGGTCGACCCCGACTTTGACGCATGGACGGGAGTGGCCGCGTGAACCACGACCAACCACCTCTCACCGCATGGATCGGAGCCGCGGCCGCGTGGGTCGGAGTCGTGACCGGTTTGATCGTCTCGATCTTCCGTTGGGGACAGTGGACTCAATCGATCGGGATCCTCTCCAAGACGGTCGAAGATCACGAGCGACGTCTCCACGAGACGGAAACGAGGTACGCGGCTAACGCCGACAAACTCGACAAGATCCTCGGGATCCTCACGGCTGACCACGAGCGAGGACATCGGTCGTGAACAGAGGCCAAGTCTACTTTTTCGGGCCTTCGGCTCCGACGCTCCAAGGTAACGGACTTTGGAAACTCGACGTCCTCCGATGCGGGAAGTGGGATTATCCGGCCGCCGGAGGAGACAACGGTTTCGAGATCACCCCGACCGTCCTCCGCGAGATCAAGGCGAATTTCGACGCCGGGATCAAGGGGAACGAGATCCCGATCAACCTCGACCACAAAGAGGACTCGTCCCTCGAGGTCAAGGGGTGGGTCAAGGCCGTCGGGTTAGACGAAGGCGGCGAAAGGCTTTTCGTCATGTTCGAGCCGACCGACCCCGAGGTCAAGGAAAAGCTCGAAAACGGAACCCTCAAGTTCTCGAGCGGAGAGCTCGATTTCGACTATGTCTCCCCTGAGCTCTCCGCCAAGGGAGACGAGACTCCCCGGGCCGTGCTCGAGGCCGTCGCGCTGACCGCGAGACCCTACATCAAGGGTCTCCGTCCGGTCGAGCGTGTCCTTCTTTCCGACAAGTCGGTGAAGCTCATCGGCGCTAACCAAGTCCACGTGAACAGCGACCAAACCAAGGTCATCGCTCCATCGAGCGAGGGAGAAGAGGACGAGGGAGTAGCGGAGGTTTACGCCTCCGAAGACGATTTCGCGGACGATCGCGAAAAGGGAAAAAACATGCCCACACTCGAAGAGGCAACGGCCGAAAACGAAGCGCTGAAAAAGAAACTTTCAGACGCCGAGTCCAAGCTCAAAGCCGCAGAAGAAAAGACTTCGAACGGTGTGAGCCTGGCCGAGTTCAAGGAACTCAAAACCAAGCTCCGCCTTTCTGAGGTCGAGAACTTGACCCGCGAAAAGAGGCTTCAACCGAAGCTTACACCCGCACTCCGGAAGAGGTTCCTACGGCTCGCCGAGCTCCTCGTCTTGGGTGGGTGTGACGTGGTCTCGCTCTCCTCGCCAACCAAGCCGGGCAAGCACCGGCTCGATGAGAAAGACGACAAGGCCATCGACAAACTCGACGTGATCGGGGAAGTCGCTGACATGCTCGCACAGTTGCCCGACGCGGTCGCTATGGACTCCGATGGATCCAAGGTCGACCTCGAGGACGACGACGCCCAGGACGGGAAAGCTGACGACGAGTCCGCGGTCATCAAAAAGGCCGACGAGCTCCAAGCCAACGATCCCAAGCTGACTGATCGAAAGGAAGCGATCAAGAAGGCCAGAAAGATGCTAACGGAGGGACGACATGCCTCTTGACACGCTCCATGAGTCTCAGGGTTTCTACTACTACGACAACATCGGGACGGCTAACGCTATCCCTCCCTTCACTCCGGTCTCGCTCGCGACGGCCGCGGAAGTCGCGACGGCTAACGCCGCGGGAGTTCCAGGAGTCGTCGGCGACATCGTAGTACCGACCCCGACCGCGGCCGGTCTCGCGACCCGCCGTATCGTCGGGGTCACCCGTGAGGCCGCGTTCCAAGGTCAAAACGTCGGAGTCCAGAAACGCGGAGTGATCCGGGTTTGGGCTAACGGCGCGATCACCACCGACTCGATCGTCCAAGCGGCCGTCAACACGACCAAGCTCGGGTCTCAGTCCCCGCTGATCGACTCCCCTGAGTCGCTCCTCGCGGTCGACGTCAGACTCCCGATCACCTACAACCTCGTCCTCGCCGCGGCGACCGCGCTACCGGCCTCCGGGACGATCTTCTACCAGTTGGGCTACGCGATTCAACCCGCGGCCGCTCAATACGACCTCATCCTTGTCGAACTCGACCCAGGAGTGAGGAGGTAACAAGCCATGCCCGGAACTAACCAGCTCCACCTCAACGCCCTCTTGACCGACGTCTCGGTCAAGTACATCCCGCCGGACTTAGCGGCCGACAAGGTTCTACGTCCGATACGGGTCCAGCACCTCAGCGACGAGTTTCCTATCTGGGATCGAGTCCTCTTTGACCTCATGGACGACACCCGCGCGAACGGAGCCCCATCAAGGCAGACCGACGCCGGGTTCAAGCTGACCTCGTATCAGTGTGTCGAGCACTCGCTCCACGCCCTGATCACGGAGTCAGACCTGCGAAACGCCGACGATGTCCTCGACATCGAGATGGTCAAGACCGAAACAGTGAAACAGCAAGTCTTGAACAACTACGAAAACTTGATCTTTGGGTCTGGTGGGTTTGCGACCAACACCGCAAACTTCATCAACTCAAGGGCATACGGCGGAAACGGTTCCGCCTTGTGCGACTTGTCGAACGCCTCGACCGGATCACCTCGAGCCCTCATCGACGCGATGAAGGAAGACGTCGAGGTCGCATCCGGAAGGACGCCTAACACGATCATCGGGGCTCCGGCTTCGTTCCGTGCGATCATGCGGACTGAGGAGTTCAGAAAAGAAGAGTACTACCAGTCTCCTTTGCAGGGGACAGCGAACGACGTCGAGGATCTCCCTCAGAAGTTCTACGGAATGGACGTCGTCCCGGTCAAGGCTCTCCTCAACTCGGCCAACAAGGGACAACCGAGGTCTCTCGCCCGTGTCGCGGGCAAGAACTTCATCGTCGCCTACATCGCTCCCGGCGGACTGGGAAGGAACATGCTCACTTGGGCCGTGCGACTCTGGACAGAGGAGTACGTCAGCAAGTGGTATGAGCCCGACATCCGATCGTGGAAGATCGAGTACGGCCGATTCACTACGCCTAAGCTGATCGCCGCCGAGTGCGCTAGCCTCGCGACCCTCAACTACTAAGGCCAAGACTAGAGACCGGGGACGTTTCACGTGAAACGTCCCCGGTCGAAAACACTTTCGACTCATGGCTTATTCCGATCTATCGTCAGTGACCGCCCTTTGCGTCAACGTCAAAGGCGGGATCAGCCCGGACGTCTATACGGTTCATGCCGCCCGCGCCGACCGGTTCATAAACGGCCGCCTCGGAGAGAATTTCTACTTTCCCGTTGACGAAAACGGAAACACGGTCACTCCACCGGACGAGATCGTATCGATCGCGAACGAGCTCACCGCGGGGTACATCGAACAGTCCAAATATGCCGCGAGCTCCCCGGAGCCGGGAACTTGGCCGTCTTACGCGAATTCTCTGATCAAGTCGGCGAAAGACGGGCTAGCCGACATCCTCGCCGGACGCATCGAGATCCCCGGCCTTCAAATGCTCAACCCTGTCCGGGCCGGGAACCACGCTCGCACGTTCCGGCCGATGACGACCCGCGGACGACGGTTCCGCTATGGTGGTGAATACTAATGGCTTACGCCCTCCTCGTTTCTGAACTCAACTCACTCCTCGACGGGATCGCGAAAATCGCTTGGGGATATGAGGAGGGGCTCGCCGACCGCAACACCGGCGCTACCGCTCTCGTGACCGCCAACCTTTCCGGACTCTCGAGTTTGAACACCGCGTCGACGCTTGGGAGCGCTAGCCTCTACATTCAAAGCGGAGTCGGGAACCAGCAAGTTTTCACGAGCCTTTTCTCGAATTGGTTCGCTCAACTCCAATACGTGATCAACGGGCTCATCGCTCAAGGCGGCTCGGGATACTCGAACCTCGAGACTTACCTCACGTGGCTCAACATCGGGGCCGGGGTCGTCGGAGGATCCTACTTCACGGCGCTCCAACACCCGGGAATCCAGTTGATCCAAAACTACCTTGGAGCGAACCCTAACCCGCTTAACTACTACTACGTCCAACCCAACCTCGCGTCCTACACGACCGCGGGAGGGTACGTCGCCGGAACTCCCGTCAACCAGGCAAACTACGCCGGAGGGATCCCGACCATCGTCGTCTCAGCGAGCGGAGTCACTCCTCAGACGGTGACGGTCACGGGAACCGCGGCGGATCCTGTCTCGGGAACTTTCGTCACCGGGAAGACTTGGACGGCTACCTTTGCGGCGGCCGGGACTTACACTTTGGCTCCGGGAGGAGGAAACCCCGCGACGGCCGGTTCGCTGATCGCCGCGGTCTCCGGGATCACCGTCGCCGGTGGAACCCTCGCCAACTTCACCATCGGTTCGACCACGCCGGTCGGGAGGACGGTCATCTCATGGCAATAGAGGTACCGGCCGCGAGGATCCACGTCGACACGTCCCAAGTGGAGGCGATGCTCAAGGACGTCGCCTCCAAGGTCGACCTCAAGGGAGGACTCGGACGAAAGATCGCGGACATCCTCCGGCTCGACGCGCTTCGCCAATTCCAGGTCGGAGGAGACCCCGCTTGGACTCCGCTTTCACCTTGGACGATCAAAGAGAAAGCAAGGCTCGGATACCCGCGGCTCAACCGGTTCGGGAAAGTTCCGCTCATGGCCACTCAAAACGGAGCCTTTGGGCCTCAGAACATCTTGATCCGGACGACCGCCCTTATGTCGTCTTGGACGAACGCGCTCGACCTTCACCACGTCGAGGAGATCACCGATACCTCGGTCTCCATCGGCTCCGACCTCAAATATGCCGGGACGATGCAAAAAGGCTCGGACAAAGGTTGGCATGGATCCAAGATCCCGGCCCGCCCGATCAACCTGACCGACATCGCTCAAACCAAGATCAAAGACCTCATCGAAACTGAACTCGCAAAAGGAAACTAACCCATGTCAATCATTCAAGGCCGTTTAGGCAAAATCTCGATCGGAGGAACCGCTTACCCGTGTTACTCCTGGTCGATGTCCGCTCCCCGAAACCTCCAACCCGGAGCACCGGTCGGTAACACTTTTGCGACGAACATCGCCGAAGGACTCCAATCGACTCGGGTCGACGTCCAATTCATGTTCCGGACGAAGTCGACCGAGCTCCTTTCGCTTGCTTTTTGGAACCTTTGGATGTCGAGGACGTTCGGATCCGGGTTTGACGACACGGCCGCGAACACGATCATCGGGACGTCTGGTCAGTCGACTTACACCCTCGCGAACTGTAAGGCGGAGTCGTTCTCGGTCTCGATCCGAAAGGGTCAAGAGATCGGAGTGAGAGGCACATTCCTTGCTCCGGCGCTCCCGACAAAGGCGGCCGCGAACACCGCGACGTCCTACCTCAACACGGTCGACTCGAGCGGAAAGATGATGTTTGACCAAGCGACGATCTCCGGGTTCACCGGCTCGGTCTACGGGTTAGACTTCGCTTATTCGAACAACCACCTCCCTAACGCTCCCCTCGACGGGACAAAGTTCGTCGGCTATTGGGAGGCCGGTCAAATGGTCGCGAGCGCGTCGGCTACCGTCGCGGAGATCCCTTACGGTACCGACCCATGCGCCGACGGGACGAACGTGACCGTCGCTATCGCCGGGGCGCGGACTTTCTCGCTGACCAGCATGAACGCGAACAACGAGAGAGACCTCACCGTCACTCCCGGACAGACGTTCCAACCGCTCAACTTCATCGTCCTGGGTAACAACACCCCGACCGCTCCTTTGGTGATCACCTAATGCCAACCAACCACTCTTTCGCGACCGTCGTCGTCGGCTCGACCCCGCCGATCGACGCCCTTTGCATGTACGCCGCGGCGGCCTCTGCTATGTGGGTCGAGCTCATCGACAAGAACGGGATTACCCAATGGGAGGGATCAGTCACCGGCCCGAACGCGGCGGCCGTCCCTTTCGCGACGTTGATCGCCAACACTATCGGCGGACTCGCGGCGGGCCCGGCGGCCGTTTTGACCGCCGCATGGGCTAACTCATGCGGGATGAGGATCTCGGTCACGACCGGCCCGATTTACGTTAACGCGAGCGCTCCCGCGGGAGTGGCCAACGTCAACGCATCTCCGTCCGCTAGCTCGCCGACCAAGCTCCTCCAAGGAGACGTCTATGCCTTCGGGGTGGCAGGCTAATGGCCCTCGACAACGAGAGAAACGTCCAAGACGTCAATATCGTCTCTGGAACGATCTCAGTCGGAAACGTCGGGATCAACGCCGGATCCAACAGCATCGGATCCGTCAACCTCGGTACGACCGACTCGACCAACCTCGCGACCGTTTCGGGAGCCCAAGGGACGGACGGGACAGGGATCACCCAACCCACCGGAGGAGCCGGGATCCGCGGATGGCTTTCAGGGATCTATAACGCCCTGATCGGCGCTCTCACGATCAAGGACGCTTACCTCGCTCCTAACACAACTAACTGGACTTCGGCGACGACCGTCGGGACGACCATCGCGGTCTCAAGCCTCCAAGCTTACGACGGGGTAGGGATCACGATCTCGATCCCGGCGACGATCACGGCCGGGCAAGGAGTGTTCGAAGTCTACGACGGGATCAACTGGGTCTCCGTCAAGGGAGGCCGCCTCGAGGCTTACACCGGCGACGTCCTGATCAACTTCGCGACCTATGCCGGAATCGTGAAGTCTTGGACTTTCTCGACCGCTCCCTACGCTCAATTCCGGATCCGGTTGACCGTCGCGATCGTCGGGACGGGGAACGTGGCCATTCAGACGATGGCGAGCTCGGCTCCGATCGATCCCGCCATCACGGTCGGAATCGACACCTCGACTCTCGGCCAACAAGTCTCGGCCTCGAGCCTTTCGACCGTCATCGCGTCCGACCAGTCGACTATCCCGGTCAAGGTCATCGGGGTAGCGACCGGCGGAGCGACCAAGTTCCGGATCGTTTCGGCCGCGACCACGAACGCGACGTCGACAAAGGCTACCGCGGGAGTGCTCAAGATGCTCTCTCTCGGGAACGTCAACGCGGCCGCGCGGTTCCTCAAGGTCTACGACAAGGCCTCCGCTCCGACCGTAGGAACCGACGTCCCGGTTTGGACGATCATGATCCCGGCCAACCCGACCGCGGCCCTTGGAGCGGGCCGTGAGATCCCGTTCCCTCCGGAAGGGATCGCCTTCTCGAACGGGATCGCCTTTGCGATCACCGCAAACTACGCCGACTCGGATACAACGGCCGTCGCCGCCGGTGACGTCACTTTAGCAGGAGCCTATCTGTAATGGTCTACTCAATCCTTTGGAACAACGGGACGACGATGATGGTGAAGATCACTTTTGACGACGGGGTCGTCGCGAACCAAGAGATCCTCACGCCTACGGACGGTACCGACCTGGACACGTTCGCCAAAAACTACGCGACCAAGTACGACGCCGACCGAACCCTCGCCCTCGCTACTGACGGTGTAGTCAGCTAACTATGCCGACCGTCGTCACCCTGACGTCGGGAACCTCCTGGACTCCTCCGGCCGGATGCACTTCGCTTCAAGTGGAGTGCATCGGCGCAGGTCAGGGAGGCGGAGCCTATTCGGGAGGTAGTCCCGTCGTCGGTGGGGCGGGAGGCAAGTACGCCAAAAAGAACGCGCTCGCGTGTACTCCTGGTGTCGCGATCACTTACCAGATCGGAGCAGGGAGTGCGTCCTCAGCTAGCGCCGGAGGAGACACTTGGTTTGGAGCGGCCGCTACCGTCTGTGCTCCCGGAGGCGCTTCGGCGACGACCGCGGTCGGTGACGTCACTTATGCGGGAGGCTCAGGAGGAGCGGCGGGAGCAACAAACTCGGGAGGCTCAGGAGGAGGAGCCGCGGGCCCGAACGGAGCCGGAGCGAACGGACTCGCGGGAGCCTCGGGAGGTGTCGTCGGCGGGCAAGGCGACAACACCCATGGAGGCGCGGGAGGCGCGGCCGGAAACAACGTGAACGCGGGAGCCGGAGCGGCCGGGACGGAGTACGGGACGGTGGGATCCGGAGGAGGAGGCGGCGGAGCCTACACGGGCTCTCCTCCTTATGCAGGAGGAGCGGGAGGCGCTTACGGTGGAGGCGGCGGCGGATGCGCCGGGACGGCCTCTCCGGGAACAGGAGGAGGCGGCCTGATCGTGCTCACCTACACGGTCTCCGCTACTGTAAAGACCGGGGGATTGACCACCGTCGGGGTAGGTTAGCTCAATGAGCGCTACCGCTAAGCTGACTTTCGAGCTCGAGAACGCGGCTCAAATCATGGAGGTCATCCGTGCCCTCAAGGAGGTCGCGGGCAATCAAGGCGGAACTCCCTCGATGTCGATGGGGCCGGGAATCTCTTCATCGAGCTCTCAAGGGACCGCGGGAGGCCCGGCTCCGGTCGTCCCGCCTCCTCCGACGTCGTCGTTCCACCAGAACGCGGGAGCCTCTCCCATGGCTCTCCCGCAAAATACGGCTCCTTACGCCTATGCGATGCAGAACGTGAGTCAGGGAGCCGTATGGACGCCTTCGGGGACGGTTCCCGTCGCTTTCGACCCGACCGTCGGACGATACTTCAACCCTCAAGACGGATCCTATTTTCTCGGCCCGGCCAACGGTGGGGGAGCTCCTCCGAAACCGGCCGAGCCGAGCACGTGGGGAGCGATAGGGTCAGTCGCCGGAGTTTGGGGAGTTCATCAAATGGTCAGCCAGGCCGGGGCCGGGATGAACGCTTATTCGAGCTCCGTCGTCGGAGGGGAGCCGTTCTATCCTCAAAGGCTCATCCCAGGCGGTTTGACGGCCGGAGGAGGGGTCATCGGCGCGGTCTTGGGAGGATTGATCGGATCCGTCGTCCCGGGAGCAGGGACGGCCGTAGGAGCGGGAATAGGTTTGGGCTTGGGATCCGCGATAGGTGGAGCGGCCGGGTCGGCCGTCTCGCCTTTCATCGAGCACGACATCTCGACGGCCAGGCTCAATATTATCGCTCAATCGAGGGGACTAGCTCCAACCTCGGATCCATCGTTCAATTTCGATTGGAGGAGATCTCTCGACGCCGCGATGATCGGGACGATGATAATGCCCGGGATCGGTTCGACCGCGGGCATCGCTGATGCGATCGGTCAGTTCATGACCCGGAAGGTCACTCCGAACGACATCCTCGAGGAGAGGATGAGCCAAGACTTGTCGGGGATGATGCTCAGCGATTCGACCAATAGCTCGATCGCGAAGATCTTCCCGAACAGCCCTGAAAACCGGAAAGCCTTCACCGATGCCCTCAAACGGGCCGCCTACTCTCCGGGAGCGATCAAGGCTTATGGAGATCCCGCTAACGTCAACGGACACGCGGAGGAGATCCTCGAGAACTTCTCTTATGGGAACGAGGATGCGGCCGCCTCCGCCCTCGCGTCCCTCGGTACCAAGTCGGCAAGGGACGCGGCGGCCGTGCTCCGCGCGAAGGGGTTCGCCCGCGTCAACGTCGAAGACGAGGTCGAGGCCGCGAGCTCCGCGGTCGGGGTAGCGAGTTACGGGTTCGAACGGGCCGGGAGGTACCAAGGATCCGCGGCGATGAGAGGCCAAGCGGGATCCATGCTTTCAGCCGTGTCGGCCGCGAGCTCCGCGATCAGAAGGGAGGCCGCCCTCCAAACGGATCCCGGGAAACGCGCGGCCATGCTCAACCAGGCCGCCCTTATGGACGCTCAGGCTAGCGACCAGGCCGTCGACGCTCCATGGAACCTCGCCGTTCAAGAGGCCGGAGCGTCGGGAGCTCTCGCGATCGGGAGGTCTAGCCGTGCTTTCGATGCGGCCCTTTACTCTGGTGCCTCCGCGAGTGCCCTTCCGTGGGGCCAGAAGACGGCCGCGATGATGTCCGAGGCTTCTGACCTGCGACGGCTCATGGCGGAGCGAGAAAGCCAAGGGAGGCTATCCCCGCTCGAGAAGGCTCAAATGACGGAGCAGATCGAGGGGCTCGAGTTCCAAGCGACGACCGGGGTCTCCAAGTCGCGTGAGGACATGGTCAACCAAGAGAAGGTTTCGACCGCCGGACTCGAGATCGCCAAAAGAAGGTCGGCCGAGATGCCCGGGATCATCCAAGGTTCGGCTGTCACTCAAACCAGGGAGCTCGACCTCCAAGCCGAGGCGATGGCCAAGCAGAAAGCCGTCCTCGAGGACATCCTCAAGACGTCTCAATACCTCACTCACGAGCAACGCACTCAGCTTCAAACCCAGGTCGAGAACCTTAAAGTCAGCGAGAAACAGGCTGAACTAGCGGCCGGGAACGCGCGGGCCGCGGCGACTTATATGACGACGGAGACCCATGGAATCATATCCTCGGTAGGATCCTCGGTCGCGCTCATCTCCGGAGCGGGAGGCGCGGCCGGAGCGGCGGCCCAACTCAGCCTCTACGGGGTCAGCCAAACGAACGTCGCCGCCAAGCAAGCGGAGATCCAAGACTTTCTCGCGAGGGGCTATAGTCCGGACTCGAAAGAGGTTCAAGGCCTTCAACGTGAGCTCTCCTCGATGCAGGTCGGACTAGCTCAACAGCAACGGGGACTCGCCGTCGCTCCAATGTCCGGAACGGATTCGGCGAGAAGGTCGAACCTTTCGGCCCTCATGTCGTTCTACCAAGCCGGTTACGGATCCTTCGGAGACATCCGCGGGACTCTGCTCGGACAGGTCAACATGGCGGAGAAACGGGTCAAGGAGCTCAGCGCCAACCGCGACAAACTCAGGGGTCAAGGCCTTTGGACGGAAGGGATGGAGGCCGACTTTACCGAGGCGAGAAACGCGGCCGCGGTCGAAGGGCTCCAAGCGGCCGAGGCTTATTCGAACGGTTGGGATCAAAGGTTGATCTCGGAAGTCCTCAACGTCCCTCAAAGCGGCCGCCTCTTTATGAGTCAGTTCACTCACCGGGAGTTTGCGGCGACGGGGCTCTTTCACCGCGCTTTCGGTGGAACGGAGGAGCAGACTCGAGGAGCTCGGTCTATGTACCCTCAGTTCGCGAGGATGCTCGGTTCGGGAGACCCTCGAAACTTCCGGGACGACGCCCTCGCCGGAGTGGAGCCTCGAGGAGGATCCCGGTTCTCAGGGTTTGGCGACATCGTCAACCCGAGCGGGTCGACCTCAAGGTCTGAGGTCACGATCCGGGTCGTCGTCTCTGATTCGGACGGCCGCCAACTCAAGAGCAACGCGGTCATCGTCGCTCAAGGAAAGACCTCTCTCGACTTCGCAACGAACGGAGCCGCATCGAGGCGCTCGACCCCTTAACAAAAAGAACCCCGTAAGCTCGCTCGGGCTCACGGGGTTAAGTATGGTTGGGGGTTGAGGATCGAACCGCGCTTGTCGTATCTCAAGCGACGGACGGATGATACCACCGACCTGAGTAAAATGTCGACGCCTTCAAACGAAGGCAGGTTAACCCCAATGACTCCGTTCATGAACTGGACTGACCCTCTCGGGTCAGAACTCTCGACCGTGATCTACACCGTAGGAGGGCACGTCCTTCTCCGCCGGATCCCCGTCGATGAAAAGTCAACCGTAGAATCTGAGGCGACCGCGTTCCGAAACGAACAGCCGGACGCCGACCATATTCAACTCCCCGCCGTCGTCGCTTGGCTCGAGGGACTCAAATGCGTCCCCTCTCCGGACGTCACCGCGAAAGTCGTCGCTTTCGATTGGCCTAAGCCTGAGCCTGAGCCGGTCGCCGAACCCACTCCGAGGCCTCATACTGGGAACCTCGCCGAACTGACCGACCCGGAGCTCTTTACCCTCGCGACCGAGCTCGGAGTCTCGACCACCGGACTCACTCACGACCAAGTCGTGTCGGAGCTCCAAAAGACCATCAACGGAGGATCATGAAACCCTATCTCGGCCTAATCGTCTTAGTCTGCTTGACCATCGAGGAGGCTCAATCGATCGGCGGAAACGCTAAGGCGGGAGACCTCGCTCCGGCGATCGTCACGGCCGTCTTTAGTGACACGACGGTCAACCTCAAGGTCATCGGCGACGGGTACGGTAATCCCGTTTGGATGACTTCGGTCGCTCAAGGAACCGGCCCGCGTTCTTGGCAATACCCTCAGTCTGTGGCTCCGGCCGCCGATGCGGGCACTTCTCCGGACTCAGCCGAAGAGAAGACTTATGGAGCAGGTTTGACCCTCTCCTCAGTCCTCGGAGGCGGCCCGTTGGTCGGGCTCTTGCTCCCCGTGATCAAGAGCATCGCGGAGTCCCAAGAGGGAGCGATCGACACGGCTATCGTCCGTGCGATGACGATCCCTCCGGCTGACATCCAAAACGTCCTCGCGACGGCCAAAATCACTGACGCGGCGACGATCTCGAGCATCGAGACTACGGTAGCTACCATCGAGACGGCGATCCAAACGCTCGCCAAGACCCTCATCAACGCGGCGATCACAAACCTCTGATGAGGTACGTTTTCCGTCCCCGGTCGGTGCATGTCCGGATCGCCGCGGGATGCAACCTAGGTTGTTTCTTCTGCGAAAGGGAAGCACTAGCCGGGGGCGGAAACGAAGGCCGGAAAAAGCGAGGGACGGTCGTTTTCACGGACGGCCGCGACGAGCTCCCGGTCGCTGATGACATGAGCCCTGAAACTTGGGCTCATGTCAAAGAGAAAGTCTTTCCTCACGTCGACCACGTCGAGCTAGGCGGTCTAGGTGAGCCAACCCTTGGCGCTATGTTCTGCCAAGCCGCGAAAGACGTCATAGAGGCCGGGAAAAGCCTCTTTTTCTTTACCAACGGACACTACCTCGACCTCCCTCGAGTTCTCGAATCAGTCGGAGAATCCCCTCATGTCTCGGTGTCGATCGATGCCGGTACTCCCGAAGGCTACTCAAGGATGAGAAAGGGGAACCTCGCTCACTTGGTCAAGTCCGTCAAAGCTTTCAAGGCCGCCAAACCTGGATCCAAAGTCGACTCTCAGTTCACCGCGATGGCGAGCAACATCGAGGAGCTCGCTCCGTGGGTTGAACTTTGCGCCGAGCTCGGGATCGGACGGAAGGAGCATGGGGAACAACTCCTCATGGTTCCGGCCGACCACCACGTCACCGACCGGGTCGAGGAGTCGCTCCGGTTCCTCCGTGACAAGACTCTCGAGAACGTTGCGAAGGCGAGGATCGCGGCCGATGCCGCCGGGCTCAACCTCGTCGTTCAAATGCCGGAATTCTCGACGGCCAACCCGAACGCGATCATCGACAACACCGACCCGCGAAAGATCCGGAGATGGGCCGACATCATGTTCTACGGACTGTCTCCATGCGGAGGGACGTCTCCGAGGGGAACCACGGGGACTACGGGGCCTCATTTGACATCGATCACCGCGGCGAGAGCATTTTGGGACTGGGTTGTCACGGCCGAGACCACGGTCACGAACCCTCCTTACTTGACCGTCCCCGGCGGGACGACGACGGTTTATCAGACCTTCACGACGACACCCGCAACTTACTTCCCGACGACCACAAACTACGGTGGGATATTGAACGGTACGGCCGTCGCGGGGTTTGCACTTTCCAACCCTCCCGGAAGCGTGGCAAGCACGACGGCGACGACCGCGTTAGACCACACCACGACCTACACCGCAACGGGAGTAAACACTTTAGGTTATACGACGACCCTGGTAGGGATCACCACGATCCAGCAAAACCAGACCAACACGACTTTTAACTACCCTCCTCAACTCACAGTACCAAACTACACTCACGGGAACGACATCCTCTATAAAGTAAACGAAGTGCAATTCGCGGTTGAACAATACAACGGCACACAGCTTAATTACATAACTAATGTTTTCGTCACGACCGCGCTCGGGATAACGACCACGGTCACCGACAATGTTTTCGTAACTCAACTTGTGGCCGCACTTGTCGACGTCGCGTTCGTGGTAGGGGAGGTCGACGTGATCGGGTACTCGGCAAAAAGGGTGCCTCCTCCTCCCGACGTCTCGGACGAGCCTCCCGAGTTCAAAGAAGTCCCCAAAGAGATGTATGTCGATTACGACGGTACGGCCTGGTCTTGCCTCGCGCGGCTCAAGATCGGAGACTTCAACGTCGACCCATGGGCCAAAATCGTTGACGACAACGCTAGCTATCAGCTTTTCCTCGCTAATTTTTACTATGTAAAGAGCGGAGACAATTCGAATTGTCGCGCATGTCCACGGAGAGACTAATGAATATCAGGATCGTCATCCCAACACTCGACAAACCTTTTCTCTTAACTCAAACTTTGATGTCGCTCCGCGCGGAGATGAAGGACGGGGATTCTATCGTCTTGGTCGACAACGGCTCCGAACCCGAGACGCTTGGGGCGATCCGGGCCGACATCGACAACCCGAAAGCCAAAACGAGGATGATCGTCAACTCAGACCGCGGGAACTATTGCAAGTCGGTCAACATTGGGGTGAGCCATCCCGGAAACTATGACGCGCTCCTCGTGGTCAATAACGACGTCGTTTTCTCTCCCGGATCCCTCTCGAGGCTCAGGGAGTCCCTTTCAGATCAATGCGGGTTGGTGATCCCTCTCTCGAGCCGTTGCGTCGGTTCGCTGGGTGTCTCTCCTCCGGCCCTTGGAGATCCCTCTCGGGTCGAGGACATCTATGCCAACTATGAGAAAGTTTGCAAGTGGTGGAGGATCGCGTCGGTTCAGTTCTCCGGGATCCTCCCCGTTTCGGATCCCTACGTCCCTCAAGGCGGATATTGTTTCCTCATAGATCGGCGGTTATGGGATCGGCTCGGAGGCTTCGACCAGGATTACCGGATCTTCGGCGAAGACTACGACCTTTTCGCTCGGGCCGCTCGGTACACCAAGCTCTTTCAAGTCAGGGACGCCTATGTCCACCACCTCGAGCACCAGACGGTCAAAGAGATGCCGAGGCGGTTTGAAGAGTGGTGCCGGGGCAGGTTCCTCCTCACTGAGAAACGAGAAGGGAAACCCGAGACGGTCTCCGTCGTCATCCCGACCTATAACCGTTCCGACCTCCTTTTCGAAGCGATCGACTCGGTCGTCCGTCAGTCTTTCCAGGATTGGCGGCTCTATGTCGTTGACGACGGATCCGGAGATTGGGAGGCGATCCGCCAAGCGGCTACCAACCGGTTCTTTGACTACCAGGATCGTATCTGGTACTTCAACCTCGCGGACAACCGCGGGCCCGCGGCCGCGCGAAACTACGGGGTCTCCCTCTCACGCGGGAAGTACGTCGCTTTCCTCGACTCCGACGACACTTGGAACCCTGACCATCTCGCCAAGCATGTCGCATTTCACGAGTCGCGTCCCGGCCTTCTCATGAGCTACTCGAGGACGTCGTTCGCGTGGAGATGGAAAGATCCCGAGACCGGACGTTTCAGGTACCGGCCCGACGAACATCCCGAGGCTCAACTCCGCGGAGACCTTACGTTTGACCGTGACCGCCTCGAGAGAGAGAATTTCATCAAGACGTCGGCCGTCGTCGTTTGGGGAGACGTCGCGAGGTCGACCGAGTTCCCCGTCGAGGACGATCATCGCCTCGCGGCCGAGGACTGGAAATACTTCCGGATTTTAGCCGGGTTAAATGGAACGGTCGAACACCTCTATTCGACCACGGCCCGAACCTATTGGTCGAAGCGGTCCGACGGAGACGCCCACCATTCTTCCCGACTTATTCCTTGGGCCAATTTTGGGGACGTCCCTGAACACTGGGGAGGCAGGATCCTCGCGTCACCAGGGAAAGACGGAGCCCTCACCGTCGTCATACCGACCCGCGAGAGGCCTCTCGAGGCCCGTACTCTCATGTCTAACCTCCCGGACGACGTTCCGGTCGTCCTTGTCGCCGACGGCCGCAAAAGCGCCGGTTACGTCCTCGAGCTCAGCCAAGCGAGGGAAGGGGTCGGGGCGGTCGTCATCGAGAAACCGAGCGGTGCGAGTTTCGCTCGGAACCGGGGAGTAGACCAATCCCTCACGGAATGGGTGTGGTTCATCGATGACGACGACATCCCGCTCCCCGGAGCGGTCGAGGCCGTCTCCAAATACTTCGGCCAGGCTGACGCCGTGGTCTGCCCTCTTTTCACCCATGCGGGAGACGGCGGCCTTTGTTTCACCGACGGCGCTTTCACGAGCGGGGTCTTTGTGAGGGTCGATTTTTTCACTCGAGTCCATGGGTTTGACGAAGGCCTCCATATCGCCGAGGAGCGCGAGCTCCTCCAACGGATGAAGGACTTCGGAGCTCGCGTGGTCGAGTGTCCGACCCCGGTCGCGGTCAAAACCTCCGGGTCGAGGCATGTCGGCCATTTTGAGGCTCCGAAAACGCCCGGACGTCCTTTCCATGGAGGTTCGCGATGAGGATCCAAGATTACGCTCAAGTTCAACTCCAAGACCCTCAATCACGGTGGACTTACGTCAAGCTCCCGCGGTTCGAGTACTCCGACTTCCCTTGGAACAACACGGCCGCCGTGTGGGGATCCAACGTCGACTTTATTGCCGACTACAACCTTCAAGCGATCTACCCTAAGCCGGTCATGGTCTATCACGACCAGGCCGTAGGCTACGGGCTCGGGAGCGACTCGTCCCCTAATGTCAAATGGGCCAACGTCGGGACGGTGCCTTTCACTTTCAGGCAGAACACTCCCCACAACTTCACCGAGTTCGACCTCCAACTTTCGCCGTCGACGGCCGAGTCGTACTATCTCGACGCGACCGCGACTATCTCGGCTCAAGGAGTGACGTTCCTTTGGTCTCGCCTGGACCAGCAAGACCGCGACGTCTCAGACGGCGACTATGTCAAGTACACGACGTTCCGCGTCGGGATCGGGACAGGGTCGAACGTCGTCCTCTACTCGCTCCACTATGACGGAGGCGGCTCGGTCGTGATCTCGAGGTCGACCGACAACGGGACGACCTGGAAAGACCTCGAAAGTTTCCGCGACCAAGGGGACACAAACGCTAGTTTCGGGCAAGCGGACGACCAGTACGACACGAGCGGGGTCGTCGGCCATGCGCCAAAGAACCCGATGAACTACCTCGAGTTCCGCCTCCTTGCCGGACGCCTCCAAATATGGGTCGGGAACAACGATGTCCCCTATGTGTTCGAGGAGAACCGGGTCGACAACACCGGAGCCCCGATCACCTTGATCAACTCCCTCGAGGTTCGCGCGTTCCGGTTCATCGCGCTTTCGTTTTCGGCTCATCCGACCAAGTGGAACGTCTCGTGCTCTTACGACTCGCCTGAGTTCACGATCGGGGACACTTACCCGGCCGGACTCGGGAGCTACTCCTTCACCACGGCCGGAGCGGTTCCTACGGGATGGAGCGCGACGATCAACCCGAGTACCTCGAGCCTTTCGGGGCCCGTCTGCTACTACCATCTTGACCTCACGGGGCCGACCAACGGAACCTATCGGTCGACTCCTTTCGCTGATCAATGCGTCTGCCTTAGAGCGGTCGACCTCGTTTGGCAAGCGGTGACGATGAGGAACACCAACCTACCGGTCGCGGTCTCTCCGGAGGAGGTTCATCTCCGTTGGGAGTTCAATCCCGACGAGCTCATCGTGACGACGTCCGGATCCTTGCTTTTCAACAACAACCGGCAAAGGATACTCCCGACCGGAGCCCTCGGCTATTGGGGGAATTGGTCGGTCAACTCAGGCCAAAACGCGGCCCTCGTCACGCTTGGCCGGTCTATCCCCGGCGGCCTGGTCGCTTTTCAACAAGCGTTCTCAGGATATGGCCACACGACCGGCGAAGTGATCGCGACCACGAACGGCTCGATGTTCAAGATGGGCCTCCGCGACCGCTTCATCCAAATGCAAAACCCTCGCTACGCGCTCCCGTGGATGGACGGTTGGAACGTGTTCTACGCGGCCGCCTACCTCGCTTCGCTTGGCCACTTCGACATCGCGGACATGTACTTCTCCTCCTTCGTCCCGGACGCTCCGTTCGGGCTAGGAACCGACCTCGGGAGTCCGGAGTCGCCTCATGCGTACTATCTCCCGGTCGGAGACGCCGGATCCGTGCTCACACGCAACACGGGAGTCTCACCCCTTCAAATCCTCGCGAAGATCGCTTTTTCGATCGGTTACTTCATCGCGGTCGACATCAACGGGAGCCTACGGTTCCAGAAGTTCATGACCCCGACGACCATTAAGAGGACTTTTTGGGAGTCAGACGTCGCCGGTGTCGTAGGATCCGGAACCGACCTCAACGGATGCGAGATTATGCAAATGACCAAGGATCTCCAACAAGTCCGGAATACGTCCGCGGTCATCGGGGTCAACGCCTACTCGCCTAAGTCTGAACCTATCGTCTTCAAATACGACGACCTCGACTCGGTCTATAACGTCAACGCCTTCAACTTTTTGGGCTACCAACAGCAAGCGGTTTGGATGGACTCCCAGTTCGCGAGTCCCTCTTTCGCTCAGCAAGCGGCCCAACAAATGTACGCAGTACTCCGGGTTCCCGGGCTCGACGTCCCGATCAAAACAAATTGGATCCAACCGGACATTTTCCCTCTCGATGCGATCACCGTCTATTCCCCGCGGTTGGGCCTCGACACGTCGACCCGCTTGGTCGTCATGTCGGTCGAGCATCACGTGACCAAGTCTCACGCTTGGACGGAGTTGACCGGTCGGTTTATCGGGTTCTAAATGCTCAGGTCGAAGGAGCTCGCGTCGGTCAAACGGCCGTTTTACCAGGGGCTAATGCAATCGATCACAATCGAGGAAAAGCTCAAGCTATTCGAGGTCATGGGCTACCGTCCTCACGCGGGACAAATGGAGTTCCACACGTCGCGGGCTAGGTTCAAGTCTCTCATTTGTGGCCGTCGTTGGGGAAAGAGCAAGGCGATGGCGGCCGAGCACGTCGTTTGCGCGGCCCTTGGCGGTTGGTCTTGGTGCCTCGGCCCTAACTACGAGCTCGGCTCCGTCGTCTTCGAGGAGTGCGTCAACCTCGTCACAGGGAACGCGATGGGATCCCTGCTCGCCGGTGAGCCAAGGATGGGATCCGGACGTCAAGTCGTCGCGTTCCGGTCAGGCGGAGCGATTTTCGGTAAATCGAGCCACAAACCTAGATCTCTCCTAGGTCGAGGATTGGATCAAGTCGGCTTTGACGAGGGAGCGACGGAGCCGAACGGGGAGATCTACTACCAATATATCCGGCCCGTCCTGATCGACCACGAGGGGAGTTTCGTCATCACGACCACTCCTCGAGGCGACAACTGGGTCAAAGACTTCTATGACCTTGGAGTCCAAAAGGAACCCGGATACGCCTCGTGGCAAATGCCGACCTCAAGCAATCCCTTGATCACCGCGGCGGAGATGGCCGACCTCGTCAAAGGTTATCCCGAACACCTTCTCACTCAGGAGATCTACGCCGAGTTCCTCGACGCCGTCGGCGCGATCTTCCGCGGTTACCGTGAGGTCTCGGTGATCGACAACGAGGAGGCCGAGCGGCTTCGCGCGAGCGGATCCCAATTTTGCATCGGTGTCGACCTCGGCCGACACCAGGACTTCACCGTCGTTTCTGTCATCGACGCCTACACCGGCGACGAGGTCTTTCTCGACCGGATCAACTCGATGGACTGGATCCTCATCGAGGATTGGATCGCGTCCCGGTGCAAGAGGTTTAGGGGAGCTCCCGTCTTGGTCGACTCGACCGGGGTTGGAGACCGGTCTTTCAGAGCGCTCGAGGAGTCGATCACCGACCAACCGCTCGACCCGTTCATCTTCAACAACCTCCGGAAGGTCAACCTCATCAACCAACTCGCGATCGCGATCGCCAACCAAGACGTCCGGTTTGTCGGGAAAGACTACGAGAACTCGGACGGGTTTGCGATCGGAGCGGTCGGAATGGGAGAGCTGTCGTCCTACCAATACGAGAAAACGCCGGGAGGAAAGATCACCATGAACGCTCCTCCGGGGAAACATGACGACATCGTCATCGCGCGGGCCCTCGCTTTCGAGTGTGCCATGAGGTACGGCGGAAGGGTCTCGAGGAGCACGGCGATCGAACCGATAGGGAAAGCGACCGACCTGATCGTAGAAAAGCTCGGCCACCGTGAGCGTCCGGGCTCACCAGTGACCGAGCGAAAGGATCGGATCAAGCTAAAGGACTCTTTCGGAAGGATCGGCTGCCCTGGAAAGTTCAGGAGGTAAACAGGTTAAGGTTAGTCACCTTCATCCGGTTAACGCTCATGTTCCAATACTTTCGGCTAAGCTCAAACCCTATCCCATAACGTCCTAATTCGACCGAAACCGCTACGGTCGTGCCGGATCCTGAAAACGGGTCTAGCACTTTACCTCCGAGAGGACACCCGGAAAGGATGCACCGCTTGACCAATTCCGAGGGATAAGTGGCAAAATGCGCTTCACTACTACTTGAAACGGGAAGGCTCCAAACATCCCTAGCGTTTACCATATCAGTCAAACCGTCTATCCTCACGCTCGATTTTTGAGGTTCGGTTTGAAGGTAAGACGGATCGTAGTAATACTTGCTTTTCTTAGTGAACAAGAACACTTGCTCATGAGCCCTTGTCGGTCTATCCTTGCAACTTTCAGGCATTGGATTGGATTTAGACCATATTATTTCGGATCTCAAGATCCATCCTTGGTCGTCCATCATAGCTAGCGCGACCCTCCAAGGAACTCCGACGAGGCTTTTTGACTTTACGGGAGCTCCGCCCGGCAATCGATTGGGTTGTATTGGCGGCCCTTGCAAGTCCCGGTCGAAGTTCCCGTCTTTGTTCTCTTTTCTGGGCCCTCCTCCTGTAAAATAAGAATCGCCAAGGTTGAGCCACATCGTTCCACTAGGTTTGAGTATCCGGTAAAGTTCCGACGTGACGAGCAAGATGTTCTCTTGAAACATCTTTACGGTCGGCTCCAAACCTAATTGTCCCATCCATGCTCCGCATTTGTCGCATAGTTCCGAGTCATGAGGCATCCTAGTCGCTGACGATTGAGAAAGTGTGTCCCCTATCATCTTGGCGTTGACCGAACCGTTACCGGATTTTTTGACCATCTTAGACCATTGATGGTCGCATTTTAGAGACCCTCCCCAAATCGTAGGTTGAAGACTATAGTCTCTCAATCCCCAATAGGGGGGCTTGTCACTATGCAATCTACGCTATTGCTTTGAAGCTTGGACAGTCCTTCTAAGACGTGGCAATTAGTTAGGCTGAATTGTTCAGTCGTTATCCTGTCCATTTGTTTCTCCAAACTTTCTGAGTATTGATTGTCGAACCGCTTCGCGCATTTTGTCAGCGACTTCGGGAGACCTCGTTACAGAGTCAACCATAGCCCTCAACCTGTTTTCGATGGCGTTTTCGAGGATAAGGGGCAACTTGTCCCGGACGATCTTCGCGACAAGTTGTTCGGGGTCGGTCTTGCTTATCGCCTCCTCGACCGCGTCCTCGATGGCCTTATGCTTCGTGCTCAAGGCTTTCAGAAGGGTCGTCCGGGACGCCTCGAGTTCCACCCGGAGGACATGGAACTCTCCGGGTCTGTCTCCTGGAACCTTAAACTCCATGAGTGGCCCTCTTGACTTTGACCGTCGCGACACTCGAAAGGTCGATCCTGACTCCCGTCAGCACGTTGATGGCCTTTTGTTTGATGAACGATTGGACTTCCTCACTGTTCATCGCGTCGGATAACGCCCTTCTGACGGCGACTTTCACGCAATCCTCGAGGACGTCCTTAGCTTGAGCGTTTACCAATTCCTTGAAAATTGGCTCGATGTCCATCGAAAGAACCATCTCGACCGTTTGAGATTCGACAATGTCTTTGTTCTTTTCGATGACCGAAGTGACCGCCTTTCTGATCTCAGAGTGTGCGATCTTAGTAACTTCATACTTGTCGATGTTAGACCCCACTGACTTTCCCCTCCACGTGTCGGTCGTTCGGAGCTACCTCGTAAGGAGGATCCGATTCGGGGACGTTGGGTTTTATGTGGTGATCCGGGTTCCCCTCGTCTCGAGGCTCGGCCCTCACGCTCCAAGTCCCGTTCGGGTTATGCTCGACGTAGGCCATCCCTCCGAGATCCATGAGGGTCGCCTCGGTCGGGCAATTCACGCCGAGAGCCTTACAGTTCTCGGCCCGTTGATCAGCTTGGCCGACTCCCCACCAAAGGCCGAAGGGGATACACACCATCGCGGCGATGAGAGCGGTCGCGATAATGGCCGTTTTGACCGGCTCCATGCCCAAAGGATGAGCCTTTTTGATGGGAAGGAGGGAAAACACGCACCATCCCTCCGCTATGCCGTATTTCGGGCCCTTGAGCACGGTTCCTACTTGGAACTTGATGGGCTCGGTGTCGTCGTCGTAGACCGTCGCGCATCCGTTGGCGCGATCGGACATGGTGAAGGCCGGGAGGACGCTGACGAGCTCGACCGTGTCACCTTCCCGGTAGTCTCGGTCGTTGACCCTCGCCTCGAAAAGCTTTTGTCCGGAGGCGACTTTGTCAAAGTGGGTGTCGAGAGTTTTGAGGGTGTGATGTTTAGGTTGCATGGGAGTGGTTTCACTGAGTTTCATGGTTTAGTCCTTTGATCTTCGGTAAGCGCTAAACATGAGGTTAATCAATGTGTTAGCCGCATAGAAAATAAGGAACGGAGGATGAGCGATGTTGCTTGGAGCGTTAGGAAAGAACCAAGGAACGACGACTCCCCACAGTCCCCACATGGCGAGCGATACTAAAAGGCTGATTATTAAAATAACCGCGATCAATACCACGCATCCAAGAGGTTTCATCGGATGACCTCGGTTTCGGGATCCGATTGGTTCGCGCACTTCTCGGCCCATAGGCCGCAAAGTTCAAGGTTGGTCAAGGCGAGAGAACGGGCCCGGCTTTCGGGAAGTTCGTCGCATATTGTCTTATAGGCTGACGCGAGAGACGTCTTGATTCTCGCGTCAGCGGCCCGAGCCTTCGGGCCCGGGATTGTCAGGTCGAACGGTGTGTCCATAGTGTTTGTATCGGTCGAGAAAATCGGAGGTAGGTAAGTCGAAAATGTGGCCGCCGGATCGTCCGGCTATCTGGTAGTGAACCAACCCTCATGGAGGCCTCATGGACGACCACGAGGCCTCCATGAGGGTTGATCCATGAGGATCCGGGCTCCGGGATCAGTCGAAAAGGCTCCCTACCTCCGCTCCCGCTTTTGGGGGTGTCACGGCGGGATCGCCTTTGAGGAACGACGGGATCCGGGGATGGACGACGATGTCGGCCGGGTTCAGCTTTCGGCGGAGGTAGAGCCCTTCGACGGACTTCACGCGGCTCAAGGCGACATAGAGGAGGCCATGAGCGAAAGCCTTCTTTTCGAGCTCGAGGACGGCCGAATCAAGCGTCTGCCCTTGGCTCTTGTGGGTCGTGATGGCCCAAGCGAGTTTCAGTGGGGTCTGAGTAAAGGATCCTTTCTCGATCTCGGAGATGTCGTCCTTCTCGACGTTGTACGCATACTCGATCTTTTTCCATTGGACGGGGCTGACCTTGACGACGCGGCCGTCGCTCAGTTTCACCGTCGGGACGTCGCCGAGCTCGATGACGGTACCGATCTCGCCGTTGCTGACGAACGTCTCAGGCTCGCCGCCGGTGTAATTGACCTCGCCCTCAGCGCACCAGTACATCCCGTTCTTGGTGAACATCACGCGGGCTCCGACGCCGAGCATGAGAGACGCCGGAGCCGGGTACTCGTCCTCTTTCCATTCTCCGTCGACCTGAGCGGCCGACATCCAACGTTCTTTAGACGGAAGGTTGGCGAGCCTGCTCGAGTTGACGGTGTCCGCTTTCCCGTTCGTCATCGTGATATAGACCGGCTCGACGTCACCGCGCGGGACGGGGAGTCCCGCGCGTTTGTTGAAGTATTCGATGCCGCTCGGGTCTCCGACCCTTACGAGGTTGAGCGCCGAGATAAGCTCGGGATCGTTTTGCCTGAACACGTCCTCGAGCTCAAGCACTTCGACTTGGAGGTCGACGTCCTCCTCGTCAACGGTGAGGCCCGGGAGCCGGTTGTTCGGGTTCGTGAGACATAGAGCGTCGAACCAGAACGGAGACGGGTACCTCTTCTCAATGTAGTCTCGCTCGCTGACCCCTTCGGAGTTTGGTTTGTCGGTCACTACGGGCTCTAATTGCCACATGTCCCCGACCACGAGGACGACCTTCCCGCCGAACGGTTTCCGGTTCCCCATGGTTTTCCGCATCTTGACCTCGAGCGCGTCGAGGAGGTCGGCGCGAACCATCGAGATCTCATCGATGATCACGACGTCGGCCCTCCGGAGCACTTCCGCTTTCGGCCGGTCGAGGCTCCCTTGTTTTCGCGTCTGAGGCCCTCCTCGGAACCCAAAGAACCGGTGAACCGTCATCCCGCCGACATTGACCGCGGCGAGGCCGGTAGGAGCCAATACGACCGACCTGAACTTGTCGCGGATCTCGCGCGTCACGGTCGACTTTCCAGTCCCGGCCTTCCCGGTGAGAAAGAAGATCCCGCCCTCTCCCGCGCGGATCGCTTTCTTGACCCGCTCGATCGCGGATTTTTGTCCTGGTGAAAAGGTGATCACTTTGTCCTCCTGTATCGTCCCGGCCTCGGGAGCCTCCTCGATGACCGGTACGCTTTTCGGTTTGAACTCAGGTTTGTCGACCGAGAGCACGGCCCGCGTGTCGCACTCGCACTCGATCTCCCCGCGCGTAGGCTCGAACGGGTCGGGATACTTGCCTGTCCCTTGGCACTTGGGACAAACCTTAAAGAAACGCTCGCCCTTGCAAGCGTAACAGACGCCTCCCGTCGATCTCTCTCCGGATCCTTCACATGCGACGCACGGGATCCACTTGGACGGATCTCCTTCGGCTACCGGTTCGACCTCGAGCCGCGGTTGAACCTTGGCCCTCTCCCGGTCGACGCTCGGCGACGTCAGGAGTTTGTGGATCACCGAGAGGTCGGTCGACGTCGCTTTCTCAAACCAATCGAGGACGATGCAAGCGTGAGCCTTGCTCAGGTCGCGGAGAGAATTCGGAATCGAATCGATCTCGAATTCTCCTAGTTCCGGATCCCGGAGGATGACGTAGCTCGCCTCGTGCCTCGCTTTGTCCTTAAATCCCGCGTTAGAGAGAGCCGTGTTCAAGGCCTTCAACTGACCGGCGGTCTCGCATCCTGGATCTCCCTCTTCGGTCATCGGAAGTTTTAACCATCCTGAGTCCGGAAGGTCGACCTCGACGTTGATTACCGTCACCGTCCTCGAGGGAATCTTGACCTCGTCGTCCCCTAACACCTGCTCGGCGCCAATAGGTTCGGATGCAAGCATGGCGCCGGGAGCCGAGATGAACCCCGAAGCGATCACGGCTCCGGACTCTTTCATCTCAAACGTCACTGAGCCGTCCTTGTGAACCAAGTCCGACCAACCAGACTCGTCATGCTCCTCGTTTTCGCCGACGAGCTCGGACGGGTCGACTTTCACGGACGACACAAAGAAGTCGGAGACTTCTTTCGCTATCTCTTTGGCCGTCTCGATGTTCACGTTCCCGGACTCGTCAACGATCACGATTTTTTTCTCGTGTCCTGTCCAGTCAGCGGGAGTATCGGGAGAAACGGGAGGCGCGGGTTCGAAAGCGGACTCGTCGGGCTCGGCCGGGACGTTCTCGTACCTCACAGCGGCCATCTGGTTCCGGATCCTCTCGCGGAGTTTGAAACCGACCACGTCGGCGACTCCCATCATCCGGTCGATGTCCTCTTCGGTCGCGTCCGTCGGGACGTGGCTGACCGTCGCGCAAAGCTCGACCCATTGGTAATTCCCGGTCGCGATCCGTTCCTCGACCCGGAAGGAGATCGAACCCTCTCTCACTGTTTGACCGCCTGGCTGACCCGAACCTCTTCGGCCATCTTATAGACCGTTTTCATGAGTTTGCAGAGGATGAGCTCCTCTTGCATCTGCTCGACCATCATCGCCATCTTCAAAGCTTGAGGCGAAAACGCGGGGAAAAGGTCGGACATGTCCTTTTCGGTCGCGATCTTCGGGATCCCCTCGAGGACTTGGTTGAACGCGCGGCCTAACGTAGGAGCGACCCCGCGCATCTCTTCCGGAGTGGCTCCGGCCATTTTCGCAGACCAGTCGTAGAGGCTCTTTCCGACGTAAACCGCTTGGACGACGAGGTCGAGCGCGGGCTCGGTGAGACAAACCCCGTTGGATTTCGATTCGATGACCGCGACACGCGCGGCCTTGAGCCTGTCGGTGAACCGCTCCCGGAACGGGTTCAGGCGGATCGGGAAGTCTGGTTCAGGCCTCGAGCTCGTGATACGGATCGCGAGCTCGAGGTCGTGTCGGTCAATGTCGGCGAAAAGAAAGCACGGTTTATAGTCCATGGAGTGTCCTCGCCGGGATTATTTAGCCTCAGACCAAGAAATGTCAATCCCTACCCTTGACATTTATTGGTCTGAGGCTAAATAATGTCTCCAACCCGATGCCGCGACCTACTAAGCTTTCCAGGGAGAGAGAGAACCTCTTGATCCTTCGCGTGAAAACCTCGCGCGAGCCACTCGAGGACATTTGCGCCGAGTTTGGCGTGAGCGTGGAAACCTACCGTAACATCGTCAAGCGACGGGGAAACCAAAACGAGAAACGAAACGAGAACTAAGATGAGTAACGAAACCATCAACCAAGACGAAACGATCCTAGGCGACGACGAGGTCAAAGTCCAGCGTCCCTTTAATCCGACATGGCGGTTCGACAAAGGTCAGATCGCGACCGGATCCGAAAAGAAGGGAGACCTCCGAGTCCGGCCAAGGATCGTCGGACGGCTCAAGAAGATCACGATCCGGACGTACCAACCCGACGACGCCTCAGAGAAGGCCTATCAACACTTGTCGGCCGACATCCTCACCAAAGACGGCCTGATCACCGTCGAGGCTTGGCTTTCCGACATGGACGGGAAATTCGACTCCCCGAGCGGGACGACGATCTCCTTCGCGTGGGGACTGCTTCAACTCAAGGAAGACGAACAATGCGTGATCGAGGCGAGCCAATCCAAAGAGGCTAACAAGTGGGGCAAGTACCCGACCTGGGTCAACTTTTTCCACGTCGACTCGCAGGGTAACGGGGTTCCCGTGGCCAAACGCGAGAAGTCGGAGAAGTCGATCGAGGAACTTTGGGACGATATGAAACCTAAGCTCAAGGCTCATCCTTGTTGGGTCGAGCCTCCCGCGGCTAACATGACCGTCAAGGCCGACACCCATCTCGCCAACTTGATCAAGTTGGCCGAGAGCAAGAATTGGCCGACGCCTCAAGACATGCCCGCCGAGTGGATCAAGATCGCTCAGACGGCCTATGCGAGCGAGCTCTTAGGCAAGACCTTGGCCGGGCTCCGCGACGTCGGCGACGATTATTGGGGCGGGATCATCCTCGCGCTCAAGGACAAACCGGCGGAGAGCGTCCCCAAGCTCTTGCAAAAGACGAGCGCTCCCGCGTCCGTCCCAGTGATAGACTAAGCGCCCTCATCGGGCAAAGACCACGGCCCGGAAGCGATCGCTTTCGGGCCTTTTTATCTCAGGACACCATGAATCAAGGACAGACTCCCTACGAATACTATGAGGCGCGAGGTTGGAAAGACGACGACGGCCTCCTCATCCCTCCCATCTTCCGCCATAAACCTGACCAGTGGCAAAGACAAACCTATGATTGGAGGTCAGCCAGGACGGCCGAGCACGTCGCGGAAAACCTAGCCGCCGAGCTCAAGGCCATCAAGAAGGCCGTGCGGCCTCCACGGAGCCAAGGAAAGGCCTTCACGACCAAAGCGGCTAAGGCTTGGGTTCGCTCGAAAGGTTGGATCATCATCACGTCCGAGCGGCACTCGGTCACGTTCGTCAAGGGAAAGGTCGTCTCGAGGCGGGCCGACACGGAGTTGGCCTCGGATCTCGTTTGCATGGATCCTCAAAACCCGGGGCCGGTCTTTGTCCAAGCGGGAGGACTTTCTCAACGCAAGCGCCATAGGGAAGCGTTCGAAGCGGAGGGAGGCGAAAGAGTATGTAGGGGCCTCGCGGGACGGTTTGTCTACATCGAGTTCGTCAGGGATCAAGCGGAGCCGGTTCTCGAGGAGTGGTGGGTGAAGTGACCGGACTGGATGAAGGCCTCGAGGCCGCTTGTTCGGATCCGGAATGTGCGTACCGGTTCATCATTTACGCTCACCCGGGATATTTCAACTCCGTGACCTGCTCCCTTTGTGGCAAACCGGCCTATGTGAAAACTCGAGGGTTTGACGTCTCACGCACTGTTTTCATCGACGTCGTCCCTGAACCTCCTCGAGGTTACAGGATCCCCGGTTACATCGCTCAAATGCACTTGTCCCGCGGGGTCGTCGTTGCTCCTTGGACACCGAGGTTTACAATCGATGCCTAAGTACCTCGCCGACTCTGACCGGGACTCCCTCGTCAAAGGATCCGGGCTCAGTTTGGCCGTCATCGAGTCGCGCGGGTACTTCACCGCTCAGACTCCCGCGGAGCTCACCGCGCTCGGGTTCCCTGAGTTCCAAGCCGCCCTCGCTCCCGCCCTGGTCGTCCCCATCCATACCGTTGACGGGACGGTCGACCTCTATCAGATACGCCCTCACAAACCCAGGCTCAACGACTCAGGGAAGCCGATCAAATACGAGACCCAGCACGGGGTACCTCTCCGGATCGACGTCCCTCCCTCCGCCCGGGGATCTCTCGGGGATCCTGGGTCTCCCCTTTGGATCACCGAAGGATCCAAGAAAGCGGACTCGATGGTCATGCGCGGGATCACTTGCATCGACCTCCTCGGGGTCTGGAATTGGCGCGGCCGAGGATCCGACGGAGGGATCCTCGAGCTAGCCGATTGGGACAGGATCGCGATCAAAGGCCGTCCCGTGTTCATCGCCTTCGACTCTGACGTCATGGTCAAGTCGTCGGTCAGGTCGGCCCTCACGAGGCTTTCGGCCATGCTCAAGAGGCGAGGGGCGAGGGAAGTCCATGCGGTCATCCTCCCGGATCTCGGAGACGGTGGAAAATGCGGGCTAGACGACTTCTTTGTCGCCGGTTACCGGGCCGCCGAGCTCGAGGACTATGTCGATGACGACATCCTCAGCAACGCGATCGACGTCGCTCACAAGAGTCTCCCCGAAGTGACCGCGCGGGCACTCGAGGCCGTCAACTCAGGGACGGAGGAGCCGAGGGTCTACGTCCGGGCCGGGGAACTCGTCCGGGTCGTCGTCAACGACGGTGAACACCCGATGATCGAGGCGCTCACTCCGACCGCCATGCGAGGGGTCATGGCCTCCGCCGTCGAATGGAAACGCGGAGGAAAAGTCATCTTTCCACCGAAGGACATCGGCGAGAACATCATCAACCTCGACTCATGGCCGGACGTCCCCGTGATCTATAACGTGGCCCGCGCTCCCGTGGTCTCGGCCCGTTGCGAGATCTCAGGCTTGAACGGCTACCATCCGAGCTCCAAGACCTACGTCCTCACAGGATGCGACGTCCCCGAGTTTGAAGGGTCGGCCCGTGACGCGGCCGACTTCATCGTGACCGAAGTGCTCGCCGACTTTCCTTTCGACGGCGACTCCGACCTCGCTCACGCGGTCTCCCTCATGGTGCTCCCGGTCGTCAGGCCGTCCATCGTCGGGCCGACCCCGCTCTATCTCTTCGACGCTCCCGTCCAAGGGACAGGTAAGAGCCTATGCGCCGAGGTCTGCCTCATCCCGACCCAAGGACTTTCCGTGATCGTCACGCCGGGATCGAGGGACGAGGAGGAGTGGAGAAAGAAGATCGGGGCCGCGCTCCTCTCCGGAGCTCCCTACCTCCTCTTCGACAACCTCTCGCACAAAGTCGACTCCGACACCCTCGCCGCGTGTCTCACCGGTACCTCGTGGACTGACCGTATGCTCGGCTCTATGAAGATGGCCCGGGCTCCGATCCGTTGCGCGTGGGTCGCGACCGCCAACAACGCGGAACTCTCGAGGGACATCCTCCGACGGACGGCCTGGATCCGGCTCAACTCAGGCCTCGAGCGACCCGAAGACAGGACGGTCTACCGGCACCCGAACATCAAGAAGTGGGTCGCCGAGAACCGTCCGGCGATCCTCTCGGCCATCGTCAAGATGGTCACGGAATGGATCCGGGAGTGTGGCCCGTGCTCGAGCTCGCCGAGGCAGTACAAAGGCCGACGCCTAGGAACTTTCGAGGAGTGGAGCAACACCATGGGCATGATCCTCGAGGTCGCGGGGATCCCCGGTTTCCTTGGGAACATCGAGGAGCTCCGAGTAACCGCGAGCGTCGAGGAGGGAGCCCTCGCCGACTTCTACGACCGGTGGTGGATGATGCACCAAGGTTCGTCGGTCAAGGCCTCCGAGGTTCTCACACTTTGGAAAGAGGACGACTTTCTAGCCGGACTCGTCTCGCCCGACAAGTCGGAACAGACTCAAGCGACCAGGCTCGGAAGGCTCCTCAACCAGTACATCGACGTCGTCCGCAACGGGAAACGGATCGTCCGGGCCGGTGAGCGATCCAACTCGACCCGGTTCCGCATGGATCTCGTCAAGCTTCAACCACTCATCCCGGGAATTGTCGAAAATGACGGCGATAAGACGGCCCGTCAGATTAGTCAAAAAAATGGTGAGGTTTGGTGGGGTAGAGAGCCCGAAAACGAGCAAACCTCACCACAAACCTCACCATTTTTGATTGCAAGTTCGGAGGTGGAAACTACTATAGATTGAGACGTTTGGTGAGGATTGGTGAGGTTTGGTGAGGTTTATACCTCCCCTAGACGTACAAAAAAATTATAATGATATAGACGCAGGGTGAAAAAAACCTCACCAAACCTCACCAACCTCACCAAACTTCCCAAAAATCACGCGATCAGTACAACTCTCAAAATCATTACTTCGACATACAAAGTGGTGAGGTTTGTGGTGAGGTTGGGCCGATTTTTTGACTCGAACCTCACCAAACCTCACCAACGACAAACTAAGGCGATCAAACAACTAGACTATTAGGACACACATGAGAACACACTTCCACGACATCATCACGTTCCCCGGATTCGACGGTTCAGCCTCGGCGCTCGGGCTCATCCGCTTCGTCACCTTCGACCACACCGGCGAAAAGGTCTACATCAAGGACGACGGCTCGATCGGGATCAAGGGGTCGCTCCCCGATTGGCTCAAGGCCATGGCCAAAGAGGCGAAGGACGAGATCCTCCAAACCCTACGGGCCGAGCGGATCACCGACATGCGTTTCTGCGACTCGTCGGTCGGAGGCTTGGTCGACCGGATACTCTCCTTCATGACCATCCTCGACATGGAGGATCCCGAAGTCGAGAAAGCGTTTGTCGAAGTCGCTAACATCGGTTTCGCCGCCGAAATCGACCTAGACAAACCAGGCCTCACCCCTCGAGCCGACTGGGTCGACTGGGTCAAGTCGACCGGGGCCGTCAAGAAGATCATCGAGGCCTACGACCGGGCAAGGGCTAACGGACGGTACCTCCGAGGTTTCGAGCTCGAGGAGGCCGCCCATCGGATCCTCGGCGAGAAACCGCTCGAGTCACCTAAACCAGACCTTTCAGGGTTGTTTGATGACGATCCCAAACCGGTTTCGACCATGGTTCCAGACCTTTCGGGGTTGTTTTGATGGAAAATGCGCGATGGAACTCGAGGACTATGCGATGGGAACCGACCCTCATCGATGAAGCTTCGAACCTGAAACCCTTTCCCGATGACCAACTCAAACGCGATGTTTGCGCCAACAAAAAGAAAGCACGGCCGATGCGGTTCACCAACCCGCTCCCTCGGTCGTTCGTCGCGGCGATGCTCGGGGAACCGCTCGACGCCGATCGTAAGGTCTCGATCCGCGACGAGTCAGTCCCGGACGCTGACGTCGTGAGGAAGGAGATGCTCGAATCGAGGTGGCCAAGTTGAGTAAGGACGTCACGGCCGCGGAGCTCGCACACTTTCGAGTCCTCATCGAGCGGTCTTACTCGAGGATGACGGACTCGTTTTTTGTCGTGGCGAGACATAGCTCGACTAACGAACTTTACGCCCTCAAGAATGACGGCTCTTGGTCAAAGCAGACCGAGGGAGCCTATGTTGTGGATCCCTTCCTCGAGGTCAGGATAGACCAGCGGGAAGACTTCACGCAATCGCTCATGGATCAACTTTGGAACCTCGGTATAAGGCCGAGCGGGAGGCCCGACACCGAGCCGATCGTGACGGCCAAGGACGAACATATCAGAGACCTTCGAAACATCGTCACCGCGCTATTGCCTAAGAAACGAGAATAATCAAACCTCATGGCGCGGCCGAAGGCACACAAACCAACCGAGCGAGACCGGGAGACGGTCAAAGCGATGGTCAAATGGGGGATCCCTCAAACGGAGATCGCGGGAGTACTCAAGATCTCCGAGCCGACCCTTCGGAAGCACTACCGGGAAGAGATCAACTCCGCGACCCCTGAGATGATCAGGATGGTCGCGGACTCGCTTTTCAAGCAAGCGCTAGACGGGAACGTGACCGCGGGGATCTTCATCCTCAAGGCTCGAGGAGGATGGAAAGAACGGGTCGACGTGACCACCGGCGGCGAGGTCATGAGGGACAAACACGGCCAAGAGGTCACGCTGAACCAACTCATCGTCCAAATTGCAGGGAACGCGACCGAGAGGCGCATGGCGGGAACGGACGACCAAAAGGCGCTCCCTGAGAAGGTATAGTCCTCGAGTCGACAACGGGAGTGGTCGATGTTCATCCATGCGTGTCCTTGCACGAGCGGCGGGCCGTCCTTCGGGGCGGCCTTCGTCGTTTCTAAGATGTTCGTTTCAAGTGGGGCTATAATTCCGGTCAATCATGGCCGGTTGGTTCTCGAGGTTCACACAAGGAACAAAGCGCTCGATCGCATGGGTCACGAGGCCATGGAAAGTCGAACATCCTCCGACTCGAGCTATCCCGCGGACAGGAGACCAGCGCTATGTCCCCTTCGCGCGTCAGGGATCCACGCTCAACTCTCCCGACCGCATCCAAATGGCCGCGAGGGTCGACAACGTCTCGTATACCGATTACGACCGAGCTCGATGGTATCCCGTGGTTTGGGACGCGATCCAAGCGACGGCGATCCCCGCGAGCCGAGCGAACATCCATTTTTCATGCGACGACTCATCCGCCGCGGAGCTCGCGTCCCAAATCCTCGGGCCGCTCCTCCCCGACCTCATCCGCCAAACGATGATCGGTTCGAAGTCGTTTGGATGGCACTCTTTCAGCCCTCGGATAACCCCAAAGTTTGACGTCGTCGTCTCCGCAAACGAGGGAGCCAAAGGAGACGCGGGAGGGAGCACAGGCAAAACTGAGCGCTACTATCCGTATGTTTGGGCCGTGAAGCGGTTCCATCACTTCGACCCGCGCGATTGCCGGATCCTCATCGACACGCTCACCGGCGACTTTCGAGGGATACGCCAAATGGTTCTCGCCGAGCAACAAGACGTCCATTTTCCTCAAGCGTTCATCTATACCAACCACAAGGAGTACGACCAAAACCACGGGGTACCGATTTCGAAAGGTGCTATCCCGTTCATCGACCTCGCCCTCGACCTTTACGAGTCGATGGGAGACTACGGCCGCTATCTCGCGAACGGGAAGATCATCGCCAAGTACCCGCTCGGCCGGACGATCCTTTCCGAGAACCAAACGCCGGTCGAGAACGCCGACATCGCGCTCGAGTGGGCCGAGTCGCTCATGAGCCGCTCGATCGGCGCGGTTCCGAGCAACACGCATGATGACGGGGTCGCGAAGTGGGGCCTCGAGGTCGTCTCGCCTCCCGCGTCGACTCCTGGGTACACCGACATGATCAGCCTGGTCGACCAGAAGATCCGGCTCGCGACCGGAGTCAACGAGGCGGCTAGCGCGGACACCGTCAAGGTCGGCGGGCTCGGAGACCAGGGAGCAGACGAGAAGATCACCCTCCATCTCCAAAATGTAGAGTCCGACCTCGACGGGATCATGATCGTCATCAACGAGTTTGTCGATTGGTGGAGGATATGGAACTTCGGGGTCGACTCGCCTCCGATCCGCGCGTATGCCGAACCGATCGACACCAACGTCACCAAAACGATCCTCGCGACCCTAGTGACCCTTCTCTCGAGCGGAGAGCCGCTCACGGACGCAGACGGGAACCTGATCTACCTCGATTATTCGAAGATCCTTACCGACAAAGGTTTCCCGACGATCTCCGTCAGTGGGAAGCGGTTGGCTCAACGTCTCATGCAGACGGCCCAACAACGGCTCGCGGCGGGTCAGCAAGGAGGCTCCGGAGGTCAGGACGGCCAATCAGACGGCGGAGAGGGAGGAGGCAAGGACGCGGACGCCCTCGTCAACAAGTTCTCGCCGAAACCAGACCTCTCCGAACGTCGACGCGCGGCCATCGTCGCGCTCAGGGAGGCCGTCGTCACCCTCGATACGGCCGCTCCGATCAAGACCTTGCTCAACGACCTCCTCGACAAGATAGCGCTAGTCGAAGACGACAAGGGTCACGAGCACGGATCCGACGGGAAATTCG